CCGCCAAGTAATGAGAGTTGTTACAACATCCTCATGTTCATAGGTGCTTCAGTTTTAAACCTGAAGTAAACACGCCGGAGACCATCCTGCGTGTAGAACCTACGTCCGCCCTCTTAGCAAAGGGCGGCGTAACTCGTTCTCAAATGAGCGCTTCTTGGCAGCACTACGAGTGAAGGGTCAAGGTCTCTATAAGACACGACCATGTCGCGTAAGAGCCTCGTCCATCCATCAAGCTGAGAGTCAGCGCGCTTAGCTTTAAGCACTTTGACCTTGACTTCTGGATGGTGTGTCTCGCTACACCGTACTTTAAAACCTAGTTCTAAATTTAGAATTAGCGCCTTAAAGCCTGAGTGGCAGTTTCTATTCGGATAAGCGGAGTCGGGCGTTCCCCATGGGAGACGTCCGTAAACCTGCTCAATCCGGCTAAATAGAAATTGCGCAGCCGTGCTGAATCCGCTAGCATTTAATGCATTAGCGTATGCAGCATAGGAAGCAAGCGAATTCCCATCACCCGCGTTCCCAGACCAAAGGGTCCTTATGCGAACCGGTGTAACAGAGACGCCTTTATAAGCGTCTGTACCACATGATTCGCGAAAGAATCCTTTCCTGAAGGATTTGTCGACGTTGACCTTTAGGCCAACGGCGTCAAGAGCTTCAGTTACGGCACTGAAATCGCATGTGGAGACGATAATATCGTCTCCATAAACGAAAACAGTCCTACTCGCGCGCTCGACGCTCAGGCGTCGGGAGCGACAGACAGCGACGACGCTGACCGCCCAAAAGATGAGAGCCTCAACGGGAAAGCACAAAGCTGATCCCATTGGGGCAAACTTCTCTAGCGTCAGTATCTCCCCTGATGGGAGTTTCGTCGAAGTAGTGCGGCTCGCAAGTAAAGCACGTCGAATGTGTTCTGGAAAGAACAAATCGATGTGTGTTAGCGAAACGCGATCCGAGGCCTCTTTCAGATCGAGAGTACAGTAATCACGAAAGAGTGATGAACTCCTCGCTAATTCTGCATTGACGCTCTGATCGATGAAGTTAACATGACCCTTAGTAAGGCTATTGCCCTCTAGGTGCCGCATTAACGACCGTCCAATCCCCTGCTGAATCCATTGGTATTCCAACGGCTCACATGAGATTAGACGAGGACCACGACTGTCTTTAGGTACGAGAACTACCTTGGCACATCCTGACGAAAGTCTGGATAACCCGAGGTACCAATCGCGCCTATCGCTGAGTTCCCTCGCACCCCCCGCTATAAAATAGCGGTAGTACGGGTACTCCTGGTGGAGGTTTGAGTAGAGGCGGGCAAAAGTCCACTTCTGCTCCAGCCTTTCACCAGTCGCAACAGCACCAGGGCCATGTCTAGGCGTAATCTCTTTGGGATCGAATCCCGCGAGAACCCGCTCAATGAGCCTTCTAACTTCACCTAGTGAAGAGAGAGAAGCTTTCATGGGCACATTCCTGAGATCATCCTCCGTTTTAATAAAGGCGTCAATGACGCCCTTTTCTTGAGACGGAGAATATGGAAGCTCAAGTTTGTAGACAAGGAAAAGAACTTGACGTATACATCTTACGATGTCAACGTTAGTCTGCCCTGACTCCACAGAAGACAAGTGTATCTTGAACATACCCTGCATAAAAGCCGGGATTGATCTATCCATATGCGAACTTTTAAATTCGCGAGGGATATTGAAGATACCGTTCTCCAAATAACTGTCGAAAGCCTTTCCCAACTTAGGGAGAGTCTTCGTCAGAAAGGAGAGGCCTTCGTCGCGGACTCGGGACTTGATAGTCACGAGATCGCGGCGAAGAGACTTCGTCTCTGATGGAAAGCGAGTTTGTAGGTCTAGGAACAGTTTCTCGAAGAGTTCGAGACAGAGAGTCTCGCTCTGGCTTTTCGAAGGATGCTTCATAAGCGTTCCTTTCCAGGGCCAGCAGCACTTCCATCAAGAGACCCAAGACGCCTAAGGCGGCTAGGGTGATCTTTGCCGCAGTGGAAGCTGGATGGGTTTTACGCCGTTTAGCTCTCACCGCGCAAGATTGCGTCGACGTTAGCCGTGACACTGAGGAAGTTCTTGATAAACGCGATATGATCATTAATCATAGCTCGCGTTATCACGGCATTCCTCGGAGCAGCAATTGTGAAATTGCTATTCAAGACTTGCGCGACGCCAAGCGTGTCCTTCTTGGTCGTACTAAACTGCACCAAGGTGCGGTCGGTAAGGTTAGGAGCCTTGCCTGAGACCGAGTGTTTGATAACAAACAACACGGGTTCAACAAGAGTCGAAACCTGATCGATTCGCGTTGTGCCATCCGTTGCAACTACTGTAGCTGCAAACGTATGGGACACCGGAGTTGCTTGTCCATCATTGATGGATACATTTGATGTAAGTGCCACTAGGAACCTCTTCTGATGAGCCTAATCCGGCCCGGTAGTATCTGACCTTATTTCCTCGCTGCGAGGATGGCGGTCAGAATTGCCAATTGGTGAGCATCATGCTCGGTGTTGAAGAGAGAGCCACTCAACGGTAATCCGTTTATACGAGTGTAACGCTCCAGGAAGTAGCTCGTAGCAGACATCCACGTTTTCGGGGTATCCCGACCGGGACTGTAACTGCTATTAACGTACATTCCTACTTCGACCACGGCGATCTCCTTCACGGAGTAACCGACGTTTCTAATCTCGATCTTGCCCTTAAAGGGCTCCTCGTGAAAAGAGTCGAAGAACGAATCCAGGTTAACAAACCAGTCCAGTAACCAAGACCATGGAATAGCATTCCAAATGACCTTGGGTGAATTGGTCCAACCTGTAGCCGTTAGATACGCCTTCAAGAACGCATCCACTCTGTCCAAGCCTTCGATCGTATGATAGTATTCTATCGTAGTTCGAAATACGGCCTGGTAAGACTGGGTATACTTCTCTGATAGACCGTCGAGTACGCTATTAGCGTCATCGTCGTAGTCACGAGAAGGCGGTTCGTACTCGGACTTGATAAGAGTTCGAGACGTATGTAGCGTGGAAACACGCCCATAGCCAGCTCTCAATTGCGCAATACGCTTTCGAGTAGCTGCAACCGATTGCGAAATCTTCCTTAAATCCGAGAGGAAGGGTTTCCACCCAAACTCGATAGATAAGTAGCCATTCGCAATAGACTTGACAATCCCTTGAAGCTTAGGAATTAATTCCTTTACTTCACGAAGTTCGTACAGAAAGTTCGGTACGGAAACTTGTTCGGGTATCTGCTGAGATGCCTGTATAAAGGCGTCATAAGCAGCGTCAGTCATGCGATCTGAAGGATACGCTGGAAGTGCAGAAGCTATCGAAGCTAGAGAGTCAACGCCCAAGTAACCCTGGCCTAAAACGGCATAGGTGTTACCCGGACCAACTGTCTGGATGCTTGTCAAGCTCACGTACGAGGGTTGACCCTTGTACCTGACATGAGAAACAGGATTGAAGTCATGGATGGCACCAACGGTGTCAGTCATAGCTTCATCTTTTCGGAATAACGTTCGCTGAGGACCAGTCGTATGCCACGGTACTGTTACCGTGCCATTAACCACAACGGAATTACTCCATTTTGGATACAACTGAGAATCAGTACGAGAACGAGACCTAGT